TTGAATATAAGTATTTCCACTTCCAACTACTGAAAGAGGATTAAATGGTAAAGAAGTATATCTAACATTAGAGAATACTCCAGTTCCACTTATGTTAACGTTTCCTTGTAAAATTGTATTTCCGCTTACATATAATCTAGCATCATTTGGAACAGCAGATATTCCACTACCAATACCAAAATTACCATATCTATCTAATAATATTCTATCTATATCTACTCCAGCATTATTTCTAAATTTAACTCCTTTTGTCTGATTGCTTCCACCATAAAATAAAATAATATCATTATCTTCTTTACTATAAATGCCTATAGTTGACATCCAATACATAGATAAATGTCCAGCTCCACCTTCTTGAGCAGGATTAAATGTTAAACCATTAGCACCACCACCATTTTTAACTATAAGACTATAGTTATTTACTGGATTTATATTATTGACTGTTAATATTCCACCTGATACTAATGTATCTCCTGCTAGAATATTTCCTGTGCCAAGATCTAAAACTGCAAATGGATTATTTACATTAACTCCAACTTTTCCACTTACAATATTAATATATGATCCAGTTGTAGATCCAATTTTTACACTGTCTCTATTATAATTTTCTTGATTAGCGCCATAAGCATGAGCATTAAAATTATAAGCTTTGTTATTATATCCAAGAGCAGAACTTGATCCACTCTCTACTCTATTTAATCCTCCAACAGCAACTCTTGTAATAACTCCTGCTGGAACATTTAATTCATTTGCATCAACATTTCTAAATCCTACAAAAACATTATGTGCCCAATAATTTCTATGAACAGTATCTGATGCTCCACGATAGATTTGCATTCCACTAACAAGATCTTCTGAACTTATAATTCCAGTTCCAGTAGTTAATGGACCATTATAGAAATTTCCGGGTCTTCCAATTCCACCCAAAGATCCATAATTCATTGTTGAAAGAGTAATTTCTAATCCAGTTAGACTTAGTACTCTTGAAACATATCCGTCATATCTTCCTTGTGTTAAATTAATTCCAGATGTAACAAAAATTCCAGATCCAGTAATTCTATTATAAACATCTACAACAACACTTTCACCAGTATAACCTGTAATTGGTGCGGTATAAAAAACATTAAATTGATCTAAGTATTGAGAAGTATTTCTTTCTATTCTTTTGATTCCAGTAAAAGCACTTGATGTTGTATTTCTGCTTAATGCCCATGCGTCTGTTTGAGTTGAAGTACCTTTGTAAGATGCATTAAAATTATTATTAAATCCTAATGCTCCAAGATTAATTCCAACTTTATAAACATTTGTTGTTCCGTATCCGGGATCATACCCAGTAATTCTTCTAACTACTGTACCATTATAAGTATTTGCAACAAGTCCAGCGACGCCGGGGTTTACTCTTAAATAAACGGTATCTCCAGTTGCATGTAAATATTGAGAAGTTGCTTGACCATTTATTGCATAAGCTAATTCTACTAAACCAGTTCCGGGAGGAGTTACAACTACTGTGCCTGTTGTTGTTAAATATAATTCTGTAAGTGCAGAAGTTGGGAATATTTCATCATTTGCGCCTTTTGATTCTAATGTCGTTAAATGAATAAGATCTCTTTGGTTATCATTTCCATTTGGTCTTGTAGTTGGAGAGAATTGATAACTTTTATAATTTGTTCCATATTGACCATTTGCTGATCCGGGATTATTTGGTGCAGCAGAAAAAATAAAATGAAAATGATCTGACTCTGTAGTGAAATAATTACTTCCTGCATCTAATTGTAAACCATGAACAAGTCTTCCTCTTCCTTCGATGTCCAATGGTCTATTTGGATCAACATAGTTATTTAATGCGTATTGAAATCCTGCACCATATGATGAACTTAAATTAGTATTAATTCTAACTATTCCACTTTTACTATTTATATTTAATCCATTACCAATATCATATTCTTTACCAGATTGTGAAATTTTAAATGAATCAAATGTTTTAGTTCCACTTATTACTTGATTTCCAGTAAGGTAAACTAAGTTATTGCCAATAATATTATTTCCTGATATAGTATTTGCGATTACTGTATAAAATAATCCAGTATAACCACTAATAACTCCTGTTACTGTGGTATCTATCATTTGATTAAATCTTAAAGTTCCACCAACTGTAACATCTCCAGAAACGCTTAAATTCCCTCCTAAATTTACATCTGCTCCATCTATATTTATTGAAACTCCAGATAAATTAAGAGTATCAATGTTATTTAAATCTAAAGCTGTAAATACTCCTGTACCGCTTACATTAAATGAGCTATCAATCAAATAAATATCTGTTCCACTTATTGTAATTTGACCAACATTATTTACATTAATTCCTGTGCCACCATATGTTAATTGAAATTCATTAGATTCAATAACATTTTGTACTGCGCCAGAAAGATCAGCTTGATTAATTTGTTTTGTGCGAATTAAATTATCAGCCATTTTTTACATCCTCAGATTTTTTGCTATGATAAAGAATACTTGCAATATAAGAATCTAATCCATGTTCTGCAGCGATACTATGAATATCTGAAATTTTATCTGGATTTTTATCTTTAGGATTAGTTACATAATCCGATACAACAGAGTCCCAAACTTCTGGATTTTCATTTGATGATATAATTTTTGTTATTTCAAATGCAACTTCTTTTTGTTGTTTAGAAAGTTTACGCAAAGAATGCTTTTCTCTTAAGCAAGCTTCTACTTTTTCTTGTAATTTAGAAGCTAGTATGAAATTATTTTTAATTTTTTCAATATCAAAAAATGTTGCTTTTGATTGTTTGCCTTCGCCAATTGGTTTAACATTCTTTGAGCTTTGGGGAATTCCTGTAGAACCTTGTGGTCTGCCAGCTCCTCCACCCATAGCTGATCCACCAATTAATGGTTGATAAAGACCCTCGTCTTTTAATTCTCTAAATTTTTGTTGTGAAGTATATGATTCTTCTTGAGTTGGAAGTCTACCGCTATCAATTGCAGTAAGACCTTCCTCTGGAGTTAATATTCCAAGCTCAACTAAACGAGTATAAATTCTAGAGTATTGAACATCATCTTTGATATCTATATCTTCAAAAACTGGAGTGGGATAATTTTTAAATCCTAAATCTTTGCTAATTCTACGAACTTCTGGAAACAAGAAGTTATTTAGAAAAGTTTCGCGAGCTTGTTTTAATCTTTGGATAAAGACTTGAACCTTGATACTTTGATTGGCAAATTTTTCATTGCCAATTAAAATATTATTTAATCCCATTTGAATATCTCGGTCTACTACTTCGTATTTTTGTGGTCCAATTAGATTTCCAATATCTGGAATAACAAATTGAGCTTTAGTTGTATAATCCGCAATAAGAACTCTTCCAACACTTTGATTTTCAAAAAGTTTTTGCATCGCTTCAAGATTTTTCTGATTAATACCACCATTATTTGGAATATCTCCCATTGTAATAAGCAATACAGATTGTTGCATTGTACGGGTAATTGCCATGTCCATCTTTTTCATTTCAGCTTTCCAGTTAATATCATCTAAAACTGGGAAACCCATTGGTACTGAAAATGGCTCGTAATCTTGTTTCTTATAAAATACTGCTACAAGTCTTTCGCGATCTAATGGTAAAGTTAAAACTCCAACTGTTTTTTGATTAATCAATTTTTGAGTTTCTGGAGGAAGACTTCTTAATACTTCAAGATCCTCATCTGTCTTAGGAGCTTTTAATCTTTCTAATTCATAATCGCTCAATAATTTATAATATCTTCCAAGTGAAAAATTGATACTTCCGCCAATTTGAATATCTGCAGGATTTATAATTATATATCTTGCTGGTAAATTAACATTAGCTGCTTTAGATGTAATACCAAAAGTTTGAGTAATTTTATTAACATCTTCATCTTTTATTTTTGTATCAAAACGATAAATAAATACATTACCGCTACGATAATATTCGCGGAAGAATTGATCTTGCATGTCAAATATATTTATTTTCTTAAATAAAGCGGTAAAGAAATCTCTACTTTTTTGACTTCCATCTTTAAAATAAATCTTACTGCAAGAGAATTCAGTCATTAAATCAATTGTGTTTCTAAATACTGCAAAATTATAATAAGCTTTTTGGCATAGAATAACCGCATCGCGGATATTCATATTTGAGTTGGCTTTAATTCCAGATGAGTATCTAAATGGTATTAATCCGTCATCAATATTCTTATATCTATCTGTACGGATAATATCGCCAGCTACATTTCTTCTTGTACTGGTAGATTCTGCGGCTTTAGCTTCATGGAAAGAAGCATCTGCTACCATCAAGGGTTGAGTTTCTTCAGTTTTAGCTGTTTTTTCTTGATTTTTTAATTTTTTAGCCATTTTACTTCAAATATTACACATTATCTAATCAATATAGGCGAAAAAGTATCCACCTGCTCGATTGCTTGAGTAGTCATCATATCATTATAGCACTTTATAGCCCAATTTGCTAACATAAATGCTGAATAATTATCTTTTCTGGCTTTATTTGCAGACGCACTCCTTTTTAAATGTTGAGGTAGATCAAAACTTTGAGTTCCTCGGCTAGTAGCTGAGTGTTCAATTAATACACATTGTTTTTTAGTCTGATAGATAAAGTCATCTTGATTTTCAATAAAGTCTAATATAGTCCAATCCTTCTTATCTTCTACTTTCATAAGATCAACTGGTATATTTAAATTAACTGTTTCATTAAAGAATTTATCATCTGAACCTGTTCTACTAGCAAACCATACTCTTTTATAATCAATGCAAGCTTGTAAATATTCATTAGCTTTACGAATAAATGTACTTGTAAATACTTGATTAAAAGCTATTTTTTTATCTTCTAGATTATATTGATTTTTCGCATTTCGTATCATAAGATCATAATCTTGACCTTCTAATTCAGTATTCATATCTAATGTTTTAATATTAAGCTTGCCTTTTTTAAATAGTTCAGATTCATTACAAGCAGCCAAGAATGTATCTGCTCCTGCATTATCAAGAATCATGAAAACAATATTAAAATTAGTTAAAATATAATAAAGATAATTAACGTGATTTTTTAATGTGCCTAACCCAGCATATGTATGTACAAGTATACCTTGTTTCTTTTCTTCATCTAATTCCATTACTGCCATAGCAAAATAATCTGCATTTGGACTGTCACTCATGTTAGGATCAATTCCTAAAATATATTTTTTATTAGGATCTCCTTTCATCATTGTATGAGGTAGTTCTCCAGCTTTTAATGTACATTCTTCCATTTTCTTTGCATTAAAATAACTATCACTTCCGTCTGTAAATTGAGCGCAATATTCTCGTAAAAATCCACTATGGCTTGATCCACCAGCTTGAGCTTCTTCAATAATTGTTTTATCAATCATTTCTTCTGGAAGTGCTTCGTAACTTAATTGACTTACAAAATAAGTTGCTTCACCCTTGTCTTGGCTATTGATTTTTTCACACCATTCATTATAAGTTTTATAAAGATTTTCAAATGTATAGCTTGCAGATGACAGAGCAATCATTTTACTTGTATTTTCAAATACCATTCTATCTTTTTCTTGCATGAGCCCTTCTGATATTAATTTATCTTCAAATTCACGAATTTCCATACGCTCTTTCATATTTTGTGGAGCTACTAGGAATGGCATCAAAACATTTTTAATAATTTCTTCTGGAAGCAAAAGAAACTCGTCAAGAACTAGAATATTAGCGCGGAAACCTCGAATCTTTTCTCCGTTCAGAGGAATAGCTACGATACTTCCACCATTTATTTGCCATTCAAATTGGTCATTTCTCTTAGCTTTGACACCAAAACATTGAGATAATAATTCTGCTCCGGGGCTTTCTACTATCTTTTCCAGATTATTAAAAATAAATCTTGCTGTTCTAAATGTTGGGCCAGCGATAAGAATCTTTGTATTGGGTTCAAATACACATTGAAGAAAACAAAAAACTGCACCCATAAAAGACTTACCACAACCACGACCAAACACACACATATTAAAATTTCTATTCATCATAGCCTTAAGATGAATCTCTTGGTAAGGTGCAAGTTTTACTCCACTAATAAGTTCAGTAGAGAATCCAAGGTTAGCTCTTAAAAATTTTGCAAGACTAATTTTTGCTTCTTTATCATTAAGAAAACCTTTTAATTGCGAAAGCTCTGCGTTCACATCTTTAACTTCTCTTAAATATTTATCTGGACAGTATATCATAAAATTTTCATATCATAGGCTAATTGAAGATCTATCTTTTTATAGAAACAATTACTTGCAAAAATAGATTCAATTAATCTAGTCATTTCTCCTCGTCCATCAACAAATAAGAATTGTAAATTATCATAGCTTTGCAACAAATCTCGAACATTATGAAATATATATTCTGGTGTTGCTTTTATTTTTTTACTAATATGAGGAAGATATTGGAAGCTTAAAGCATTTGTTAACTTTTCTTCTACCATTACAATAACATAAGAGTTATTCTTTTTGGCCTTCTCAATTTCATTTTTAAATCTATCAAAGTTCTTAACGCTAAGAGTACTAATAAAATCGCTGAGACTTTTTCTTTCTATAAAACAACCACAATTATCATTTGAGCAAGCATAGTCTCCAAATCCAAGAGTTTTAATTTCAAATGGCGTATTAAATTTAAGCCAGCTTTGCTCTCTGGTATCAACATAGATTGTATCTTTATTTGTTAATTTATTCTTGAAATGATCTCCAACAAGATTAGGATGAATGAATTTATTCTCTAAACCAATAGATGAGCAAACATCATAATAATCCTTAAATATACTATTATAAAATATGATAGATGGTGCCATGATTGTTCTAAGTTCTACTTGAGTTGGCGAATATGTGAGATTTTTAGTTTCTTTTCTTTTAATTAATAATTCTTTACAATACTCTTGAGCTTTCTCTGAGGTTTGAGTTTTAAGCCATTTCTTCATATTATTCTTGTCATTGAAATCGCTATTTAAATATTGCTCTTTAGTTTTAAAATTAATTAATTCATTTGTTAGTAAATCTCTGCGCTCAAAATACTTTTGATAGTATTTAACTTTATTAAGACCATATCCTTTTAAAGCCATATGCAAGGCTTTATCATCTTTAAATTCTTTACCATCAACTTTACATATAACTGACATAAAATTATCCGTTCAATATTTCGTCTTTAGATATTCCTAAGATTTTGCATTTAACTTCTTCCATCGTAGATAGTCTATTGATTTCTTTTTCTACAACTTGCTTTCTCATTTCTGCCATTTTTAATAGTTTATTTCTACTCTCTTCTTCTTTCCACATTTGCACGAGATTAATAACTGAAGCTGTTTCTTTAACTTGCTTGCTAAGTCTTTCGCTACGCTTTACTTTAAGATCATTGTTTAATTTTTGCTGACGATTAACGCAATCATTATATTCTTTACGAGCAGTATTACTTGCTTCTACAAGAGCCATTGGAATCTTACCATCCTCTTGAATCGCTATATCAATTTGATCTTGTAGTACAGTAATTGTTTGTTGAATATTAGAAGATATTAATACTTCTGTGCAAAGTACAATGTATTGATCAACTTCTTCTTGAGTTAAATCTCCTTTATTGTATGTATATCTTATGAAACTACTTTCGAATAATTCTCTGTCTGGTTCATTGTCGTAAAGATTAATTTGATGAATAAATCTATGAGTATTCATGTAACCAATTAATGCATTGATTTCTCTTTTTTGCGCATGAGTTATTTTTGTTTTATCAATTCCATCCATAACATATTTATTAATTTTAGCTATTGTTCTTTCTTCGCTGCGAGGTGGTTTATAAACTCCATTTACAACTTCTTCATTTTCATTATTATTAAATTTTATATTACTTGGTATAACTTTCATGTATTCAAGAACACTTCTTGTTTCTTGACATAAGTTTGTTAATGTTTCATTTTTAAATAAAATCTTTGCCATCTCTAATCCAGTCATTGTGTGGCAATTATTACTAATATATTCTTTTTGATCGTTATCTAATTCTTTAAGACCTTTAGCTTGATATTCGTGACTTTTTCTTGGTTTAATAGATCTAGACGCTAAAAATTCTTTAACAGCTTTACCCTCTTTGCTTCTTCCGTCAAGATCATCTCTATCAAAAGCTAATTTAACTAATTCAACTAATGATGGTGGATTATCTGGACGATTATTCCATTCATTTAATAATTTTAATTGTTGCTCTTCTGTTAGCTCTGGTAAATTTTCGCTCATATTAGTGAATATCTATGTCTCCGTTATAGAGATGTTTTTTAACTTTAAATATTATAATCTTTTTAATATTTTTAATTTGTTTATATCCTGCGATTCTATTTTTTTCACTAGTTCTATATCCCATTAATTTTGCTGTTTGTTCTTCGTCCTTGCCATCCATATATAAATATTTGTATACTTTCCATTCAATAGGCTTTAAAACTTTTTCCATTTTATAATGTATATTCTTAGCCGTCTTTTCCATATTGAAATTATCTGTTGGCATATCATTAATTTCTTGGTGATGATTTTCAATACTTAATGTTAATTTTGTATCGTGCGCATTCTTTTTGCTCTTTTCCCAATTTGCGTATAATGGACATGTATTACATTGATTTGTATAAATTGCACAACTATCATCTGGTTCAGCCGCAGCACATTTAAGACAAGGGCGCGTAAAATTACTATAATTATTTCTAATTAAATTCTTAATTTGATTGCTTATAATTCGATTTACCCAAGGAGCGAGTGGTTTCTTATGGTCATACAGATGCCATTTCTTATAGATATGTATTCGCAAGATTTGCGATACATCACTAAAGTCCATCCAATTAATTGCTGTTAAATTCCACTTATTTTTTCTTTTAATAATTTCAGAATTTATTAGATCAATCGAATTCTCAAAAGTAGGCTTTTTAGCCATCTCTCTGGCCTCTAGTTTTTGGTCTTATGCTTCCAGCTTCTTTTTTCCAATTCTCCATGAACTTTTGATTTTCTAATTTTTGTTGAGCTTTGGATATTTTTTTTGAACTAGATTTATTTCTATTTTGTTTAGAGCCTGTACCTAAAACGTCTCCAATTCTGACTTTTGAAGGTCTTGAAGCTTCGATTTCACAATCCAAATTTGAAATTTCTGGTACATAATTAACTTCATCACCATCATAATCATCGTCATCTTCATATTCTTCAACTCTAGCTTTAGGTTGAATTTTTGGAATAATTCTTCTTGGAGGCTCTGGTCTTTTAAAAGTTGGCTTTTCTATTAGAGTTTTATTTACAACAACTTTATCAAAAGGAGTTCCACATCCACTACAAAATTTTGGTTTAACTGCTGAATAAGTTGTTGGACTACCACATTCTGTACAGTATACTTTTAGCATAATACTAATTATACTTAAAATTAATTAAAATTTCAATATTTATTTAGTGTAACTCTTCAAATTTTTCTATAATATAAGCTAAAATATCATTTCGCATGATATCTTCTGTGCCAAATTTAAATGTATGTATTCCTTTATCAGAGCTTTTCTTATCATCAAATAAATCATATACTTTTTCAAATCCACTATTTTTAATATCTGCTTGTCTAATATCACCTATTAATATTAATTTACTAAATTTACCCATTCTAGTAGTAATTAATAGTAGATCATGTATACTTAAATTTTGAGCTTCGTCACATATAATATAACTAGCATTAATACTTAAACCTCTTAAAAATCCTACTGGTAATCCTTTAACTCGTTCTTGTTTTAATAGCATTTCTACTTGATTTTTAGGAAGTAATTCATGCAATTTATCCATTAATGGTTGTAAATATGGATCAAGCTTGCTATGCAAATCTCCTTTAAGAAAACCTAAATTATGCGTAGAGCTTTCTACTGGATTACGAACATAGAATATTTCGCCAATCTTTTTACTGTTAATAGCATTTAAAGCTGCGTATACGCTAAGTAAACTTTTGGCTGTTCCTGCTGGACCTTTACAGAATACCATTTTAGTATTCTTATCTTGAAGTAATTGAATAAATTTCTTTTGATTATCTGTCCATTGTAATTCGCGAATAGTTAAGAAACCTTCAATTTTATCTCTTTGAGGAACAGGAACTGACTTGTCTTCTTTTTGTTTATTTTTTTTAGACATTAAACTTACTACCTATAATTACACCCCAAATATCTTAAATAACCATTTTATTCTTTAAGAATAAAATAATTAAACTAAAGCGTAACCTTTTTTGAAATTTAAATTCAATTTAAAATTGTTTACTGCTTGGCCATGATCAAATCTTTTTATAAAATTTGCACCATATTTTGGCATTTCAGCAATAAACATTTTGTTGTCTATTCTAAGAGTCACATGAGAAGGTAATACGGAAACATCTTGTATTTTACTTTTCATTTCT